AGAGCGTGATCTTGCAATACCGATTCCGCTCGATATTACACGCCGAATCGATGCCGAGCGAGATCCGCAGCGATGGCTAAACGTCTACTTTGCAGAAATCTTTCGCGAAGCCTGGACCGACGACCGCCTAGCAATGCTTCACTCAATAATCGACGCCGCACTCTACGGAGGCGACCAGGCAATAGCCGGTCCTCGCGGCGAAGGCAAGACGACGATCGCAACTCATGCGGCACTGTACTTGATGGTTCGCGGGCTCTCAACCTTTCCTGTTGTGATCGGGAAGAGTCAAGGCAAGGCACAACTAGAACTCAAGTCGATCAAGGAGCAGCTCCAGCAGAATGAGCTATTCATTGCCGACTATCCCGAAATCGGAGTGCCGATGCAAGCGGTTGGTGGCTGGTCGTCTCGTGCTCGCATGCAGACGGTCGGCGGCATGAACACCAATATCGAGCTAGCCGCCGATCACATCGCGTTCCCAACGATTGCACGCTTGCAGTTAGCGGACTGGCCAGAGTCGTTTGAGGTCGCAAGTTGCGGCCAGGTGCTCTACTGCCTTGGTATTGACGGACCTGTTCGCGGTACGAAGTTTAGAAATCAGCGTCCAACGCTCGCAATTATCGACGACATCGAAGACCGTGAGGCGGCAGCGTCTGAAGCATTGATTGAGAAGAACGAAGAGATCCTGGAAAAGGACGTTGCAGGACTCGGAGCCAGTAGTGAGCGGATTCCCAGAGTCATGCTCTGCACGGTGCAGAATCGCAAATGCATTGCCTATCGTTTCACCGATCCGCAGGTCAAGCCGTCTTGGCGAGGTAAGCGATACCGCAAGATGCTTCGCGAGCCTGATCGTATGGATCTCGTCCAGCAGTACATCCAGATGCGGCAGACTCGATCGACCGATGACCCGGACGCGCGGGTTGCGTTCCAGTTCTGGCGTGATAATCAGGTCGAGATTGAAGCGGGTTGCGTGGTTTCCAACGTCAATAGCTACTCAAAGAAGCTTCACGCAGACGGCGAGCCGCTGGAGTTGTCGGCAATTCACGCCTACTACAACCGAGTCGCAGACGTTGGACCAAAGGCTGTAGCGACCGAGATCGACAACGATCCTCCGCCAGAAGCGGGACCAGCTGGTCTTGGCATAACAACGGACATCATCATGTCGCGAATCAGCGGTCTGGATCGTCGGCAGTTGCCAGCCAACACCATCGCACTTACCGCAGGAATCGACGTCGGCAAGTATCGATGCCACTGGGTCGTTACGGCATGGTGGAGCGGTGCCGGTGGATGCGTGGTTGATTATGGCGTTCTGGAGGTGTCAAACACCAATAGCGACATGGATCATGAAGCCGCGGAACCGCAGATCTATAAAGCACTCCTCGAATGGCGGGACTCGCAGAACGGCAAGCAATACGTTGACGCGACCGGAACCGAGCGAAAACTAGACTTCGTGCTTGTTGACTCGGGAACCTTCACCCAGGCGATCTACGAGTTCACTAAGCAGGTTCGCGGCATTTATCATCCCGCCAAAGGCCAGTATCCTTACCGTCAACGCAAGCAGAACACAGCTAATACGCTTGCCTCCGAGCATCTGCACGCGGAACGCATGGCATCGTCGGACGTTTGGCTCTACGAGCTCGACACATCCTACTGGAAACAGTTCGTTCATGAACGATTCTTGTCTCCGACCTTTGACGACCAGAACATGCTACGGCGTGGGGCATTGTCTCTTTTCAATCCGATGCACGGCAAAAGCCACTTGAACTACGCCATGCACTTGACCGCCGAAGAATTGGTCTCGGAGTTCAAAGAGGGCAAGGGCGTCAAAACATACTGGACCGTCAAGAACGAGAACAATCACTGGCTTGACGCGACCTACCTGTCGGCGGCGGCTGGCGAGATTTGCGGTGTCAAGCTGATCGCACCGAGCGAAAAGGAGATCGCACCTCGCATGGTGGACAAAGACGCACCCAAGCAACAGCCGCAACCACAACGAAGGAATCCGCACGGTCGATTTCGTCAACGGCCAGGCGGTTGGATACCACGGAGGAGAGGATAATGGCAAAGAAACGGAAGCAACAACCAGTGCAAGAAGTTCAAGAGACACAAGTAATCGAAGCGGTTATTGAGGAATCGAAGCCGCGTGAGTTCGAAGCACGTCCATGCTCATCTTGTGCAAGCGTCCGACCATACGGCAAGAACTATAGCCGAGTCTATTGCACGCGAGCTTCGATTCGATATTGCAAATGCGACTTTTGCGGAAACACATGGTCGCAAGAAGGAAAGTAAATTTTCGCCCTCTGTACTATTCCAATAGTACAAACATCTAGCAACCAAAACATGCCATGCGAAACTTGCTTGCATGGCAACATCTGCAAGCCTGCTCTCACAAATTGACGCAGCTATCGAGGCACTGCTTACCGGCGGTGCGTCTTCGTATTCGATTGGAAATCGATCGGTTACGAAGCTTGACTTGCCGGCCTTAATGAGCGAACGCCGGATGTTGCTAACTGAAGTGCAACGCGAAACCGGATCAGGCGGAATCGCCCTCGGCAAGATGACGAGGCACCGCCGATGATCGACCGCATCTTCGATTCCTTGGTCTCTGCCATTTCTCCTGTCTCTGGTTTGCGACGCATGCAAGCCAGACGCCTGCTTCGCTCCTACCAAGGCGGCGAACCCTCCCGCGTTAGCAGTTCGCGGAATCCTAAGAACCAACCCGCGGACATGGAATTGCTCGGCCCGTTTGGTGCCGATCGAACCAGAGCATGGGCCAGGGATCTTGTTCGCAACAACGCCTACGCTTGGGGCGTCGTCGATACGATCGTTTCCAGCGTGGTAGGTTGCGGGATTCGAGCACAATCCACCTTCGAAACTCCGGAAGGCGAAGACGTCGAAAACGTCAACGATGTACGCGACAAGGTTTGGTCCGAGTGGTGCGAAGTCTGCGACGTCAACGGCCAATACACCTTCGAGGAATTGCAGGCCGCTGCACAGCGTGAGATTGTCGAGGCCGGGGAAGTGCTGGTCCGCATTGTCCGCACCTCAAGCATTACCTATCGCGGCATCCTGCGACCTGTGCCGCTCGCACTTGAATTGATCGAAGCTGACCGTCTCGCAGGCGACAAGGACACCTACGCCGCTCGGCTGTCGGCACAAAACGGCAACCGCATCATCCGTGGCGTCGAGGTGGACGACCTTGGCAAGCCTGTCGCGTACTGGATCTACAAAGACCACCCGCTCCAGCCGTACGCATTCACTCGCACACCGGAGCGGATACCGGCCAACGAGATCATGCACCTATTCCGGCGTGATCGAGTCGGCCAGACTCGCGGCGTGACTTGGTTTGCTCCGGCACTTAGCTGGATTCGGGATCTCGGAACCTACGTTGACAACGAGCTGCAAGCCTCGGCGGTCGCGTCCTGCTTCACGGTGGCGATCAAGACCGATACGCCGATCGGCAACCTCTACGATCCAGACGGCGGCAGCGGCACAGACTCAGCAGGCAATCGAGAGCGGTACGTTGAGCCTGGCATGATTATGGAACTCAAGCCTGGCGAAGACGTCGTTGGCCTCAATCCAGGCCGTCCAAACGCCGGTGCCGAGCCGTGGATTCAACTCATCCTCCGTGGGATCGCGGTCGGCACCGGCCTCTCCTACGAAGTTGTCGCACGCGACTACAGCCAGACATCGTATAGCTCCAGCCGCACCAGCCAACTCGAAGACCGACGCCGCTTTCGATGCTGGCAGCAATACCTGATTCGGCACCTCTGCCAACCAGTCTGGGACGCGTTTTGTGATGCGGCGGCGTTGTCTGCGTTGCCAGGGTTCGCGGCATCGTCCGATCTGCTTGACGATCGACGCCGCGTCGCTCCGGTCGAGTGGCAAACTCCGGAGTGGGAGTGGGTCGATCCACAGAGCGAACAGACCGCTAGCGAGATGGCGTTGAACTCGTTCACCGACACGTACCAAAACGTCCTCGGATCGCGTGGCCGATCGTTCCGCAGCGTCTTCTATCAGCGAGCAAAAGAAGAGCGGATGCGGCGGAAGCTGGGCCTAGTCACTGCCGAAGAGCAGCAACTAGCGATCAGTGCCGCACAGACACAACAGACGGCGGCAAGCGATCCGCAGGGATCTGCACCATCCGCACCTGTCGAGCAACGAACCTCTGGCACCGGCGAAATGGTGGGTTTGTCAACCCTCCAGTTCAACCGCAACCGCAAAGCCATCTTCAAGACCCTGGAAGAGCTTGCTGCAGGCACTCTCTCAGAGACTCAGGCTCGCGTCTTCCTATCGTCGATCGGCATGAGTCCCGACAACGTCGATGCGTTGGTCACTGACGCTATGGATGGATCCGTGGACACCGTAGAACCGGAGGCCGCAACGTGAACAAAGCTAGCCTCATCAAACGACGCAAGCAACTCGACGAGAAAAAGTCGGTAGCACGCCTGGCGTCGGTTCAACGGATCACCCGCCTGTTCGCTGCACCCAAAGACGGCAAGGCTGTGATCGCGACCGAGACGCCGATCGAAATCTACGACCAGCAACGCGGCTGGATCAAGCAAGTCTTGCTGATGGACGGCGTGCGATTCCGTAATGCCAAGCGGCAGTTGCCGATTGTTGACAGCCACAACGACAAGACCGTTCGCAACGTCTTCGGCTCGATTCGAAACATCACCATCGAGGACGGACAGCTAGTCGGAGTCGCTGAGTTCGCAAGCGACGACGAATCGCAAGTCGTCGCCACTCGCTACGCCGAAGGGCATCTCAACGACTTCTCGATTGATGCGATTGTCATCGATCGCCAATTGATCCCAGAGGGGAAGACCTACACCACCGCACGGGGTGAGGTCGTCGAAGGTCCAGCGGAAATCATCACCGCATGGGAACCGCATAACGCGTCGATCTGTGCAACGGGTGCAGATCCGAATTCTACAGTTCGTCGGTCATACGACCGGGAAGAGGTGCAGAGAATGGACGAAGCCTTGATGCAGGCAGTCTCAAAACTCGGCGTGCCGGAAGGTATGACCGACCCAGTAGCAATCATCACGTTTCTAGCGGGCAAGGCGTCCGCTAGCGAGTCCGAGTCACCCGAGATGCCAGAGGTCGAAATGATGGCTGACGCCAAAGAAGAACCCAAGGAAGAGCCCGCACCCGAAGCAGTGCGAGCCGACATGCCAGCCGAAGACGTTGAGCAAAAGGTTGAGGCTGAGGTTGCTCGTCAACTCGCTGCCGACCAACTCCGACGCAAATCAATTTACTCCGATGTGAAACTCGCAAAGCTTGAGCGAAGCTTTGCCGAGCAACTCATCGACGAGGGTGTTTCTGTGGAAGTCGCTCGCGAAAGGATCATCCGCAAGATGGCAACCCAAGAACCCGTAGGAACCTCTCCCAATCCCGACGTTCGCGTTACCGAATCCGCCGACGACAAGTTTGCATCGGCAATCGGCAGCGGACTGATTCAGCGATCGATGAAGGCCGCTGGTCTTCGCAATCGTTCTCAGACCGCACCAGGTGCTGACGAGTTCGAGCGAATGGACCTTCGCCGAATGGCAACCATGTGCGTCCAGCGGATGGGCATTCACACCGACAAGCTCGGCATGCCCGAGATCGCACGCATCGCAATGGGTGCTCGTGGCGTCGAGCAGAAGTATCGCATCCAACGCGATGCGTACCATACGACCGGCTCGTTCCCATCGCTACTGCTCGACGCAGCAAACAAAACGCTGCTCGCTGCCTACGAAGAAGCGACCTACACATGGTCAATCTGGGCACGGCAAGCCGCAAGCGTTGACGACTTCAAGCCGATCAACCGGATCCGCATGGGTGAGTCGCCCGACTTGGAAGCGATCCCAGAGGCTCAAGCTTACCCCGAAGGAGCCATCACCGACCTTCGGACCAGCTACCGGGTCGAAAAGTACGGCAAGCAGTTTTCGGTATCGTGGGAAACGGTCATCAACGATGACCTGGACGCCTTGAGCCGCATTCCTGCCATGCACGGCAACGCTGCTCGTCGCCTTCAAAACAAGAAGGTCTACGAGGTGCTGACCGCCAATGCGAACGTGGCCGACGGTTTCGCTCTCTTCAGTGCCTCGCACCCAAGCGGTAGCAACGTCTCTGGTAGTGCAGGTGCTCCGGCGGTCGGAACGCTCAACACTGGCTACCAGCAGATGATGCTCCAAAAAGGCTTGGCATCGGATGCAATCCTCGGATTGACTCCGGCGTTCCTGATTGTGCCGCCTGCTTACAGTGCAACCGCTCTGGAGTTGGTCAACAGCCAGTCCTACAACGCCGCGAATAACAACGAAGGCGTTGTGAACATCTACGGCGTCAACGGCGTTCGTCCGCTTCAAGTTGTGGTCGAGCCGATTTTGCATGCAAGCAGCTCGACCAACTGGTTCCTGGCCGCGAACACGAACCAAATCGACACTGTCGAGCTTGCGTTCCTGAACGGCGAAGAGTCGCCGGTACTGACCAGCACGCAAGACTTTGACACCGACACTTACAAGTACAACGTCCGACAGACGTTCGGTGTCGCTGCAATCGATTGGCGTGGGTTGTTCCGCAACGCTTCCTAGTCTGATTGACGACTTCCCGCCCTGGTCGCAACCGGCCAGGGCTTTCCCTCAAGCAAACACAACTTCCAAACCTGGAGAAAACAAATGGCCGAGCTTCTCGATTTTGAACAACGCTACGTTGACGACTTTGTCGGTTCGAGCGTTACGTTTCCAACCTCCGCAAACATCGGTACTCCGTGGGTTACTGCGGTCACTGGTGCTGCACCTCCGACCCACGTTCGAGCCGGCAGTCTTGCGACCCTGACGTTGACCAGTGCCAGCCAGATTCAGATTCTCGGCTTGCATCACGGTGACTCTCTGGCGTTCGACATCGACGACATCCAGCGAGTCACCATGCGGGTCCGCATCGGTGCGACGACCTTCACCTCCGGATCGATCCTCTGCTTCGGCGTCGGGTCGGCTCGAAACGATGCGTCGAACGATGTCGCCGCGAATGCTTGGTTCCGGATGGAGGGTGCAAACTCGACGTCGCTTGTCTACTGCGAGACCGACGATGGCACGCGAGACGTTGACGACGTTTCCACCGGCTTGGCGCTTGCAAACACTTTCCGCGATTTCGTGATCGACTTCACGGGCGGCAAAAGCAACGTCAAGTTCTACATCGACGGCATCCGAGTCTGTGCCTCGCAGACCTTCGATATGTCGGCGTACAGTTCCGGACTGCAACCGATCGTCCAGTTGCAGAAAGCCGCAAACACCAACGCGGACGTCTGTGTGATCGATTTCGTAGAAATCGTTTGCAAGCGACGAGCCTAATGACGCTGCATGACACCATCCGCTCTGATGCGGCTCAAGTGTTCTGCAACGCAAGCGACTTCGCGGAGTCCGTTGTGTACTACAAACGCAACGGACTCTCGCGAACCATCAACGCCGTCGTCCAGCGCGAGGCGTTCGCGATCAACCCCGAAGACGGGGACACCATCACTCCCGTCTTCGAGGTCCATGTTGCCAACGATGCCGCCACCGGAATCGCCAGCAACGAACTGAACATTGGCGGTGACATGCTCACGTTCGCGGTGCGGGTTGGAAAGCCAGCCGAGCGACGGAGCATCACACGCCTCATCAGCCATGACGAAGGAATGTTGGTGCTTGAATGTCGCTAGCCATCGTTGACCAGATAGCCAATGCGATCACCGATCGCGTTGCCTTGATGGTGGACAACGACGCCTACGAGATCGGTATCGCCGAGGTTGTGGTACCGACGCGAGTCGGAGAATTCACGCCTCGCGATCGCCAGATCGTTATCGTCCAAGGCGACGATGAACGAGTTCCCGACCTAGACATACCAGGAAATCCGCCAGGCATTGCACGGAGGCAAACCTGGAATATTCGATGCCACTTGATGCCAGACGAAGGGAGCGGTGAGGATGCAGTCAATCAAGCCGCTGCCGACATCGTCAAAGCGATCACCACACCCAACAGCACATGGCATAACTGGGGCGGGCTGGCGATCAACACCGAGCTCGGACGCATTGAGTACGTCTCGTTCGATGGCGGGCCTGACGGAGTCAACCTTCCGATCCATGTGCTTTACCGCGTCTCTGAATACTCTCCATTCGTGTCGAGGATCTGAGCCGTGATGAAAATCGACGTGGACAAAAAAAGTCTTGCAGAGTTGTATGTCGCTGCTGGCGATTTCCAGAAGCTGATCCCTCGACACCTGCGAGCATCAATCAACAAGGTATCAAAGACCGTGCGAGTGCAGATCGCCAAGGAACTTGGCAAGGTAATGCACCTCAAAAACAACTTCGAGCCAGGGTTCAAGAAGGCCGAGACGCTGAAGCGATCGATCAAGGCCAAGAGCATGGCGACGACCGAAACCCTCCAGGCACGTCTCGGATTCTTTGGCGGTTATCCGTTCCCGCTCAAGTACTACGACGCACGGCAATACACCAAGACTCGCAAAGGCGAAAAGCAAAACAAGGGAATCAAGGTCAAGCTCACCAAGCCCGTCAAGGGCAACAACGGCACGCGGATCCTGCATGATGCGTTCATCGTCACCACTCGCAAGCATCACGTCTTCCGTCGCGTCGGATCGACTCCCTCTCCGATCATTCGCCTCAACGGTCCCGCACCAGGCGACTACTACAGCGACATCCAGGCGATTCCAAAGGCCAAAAAGATCGCCGAAGAACGCTTGCCGATCGAAATCAAACGCAGAGTCAGAGCGATTCTGCTGGAGAAAAAAGGAATCCTAAAACTCCGAGCATCCAGGGGCACCTAAATGACACTGCTGAAACGAAAACGAATCCTTGCCGCCAAGACTGAGGCGACTGCCGGCACTGCGGAAACGCTGGGTGCTGGAGACGCGGCATACAACGTCTACGATCTCACCGTCCAGCACGAGATCGAAAAGACACCTCGCGAGGGTCAAGGTTCCTTCGGCCACTTGTCCAGCACCACCGGCGGACACAAGGGACGGATCACGTTTAAGACCGATCTCGGCTGGGACGGTACTGCCACGGAACCCGGATGGGCAGACACGTTCTTCCCTGCTTGCGGCTGGGTCAAGGTCACTAACACGTTTACCCCTCGCAGCGAGGCACCTGGTGCCAACGTCAAAACGCTGACGATGGCCGTGTACGAAGACGGACGCCGCAAGCAGATCCGCGGTTGCATGGGGACGTTTAAGTTGGTCTGCGATACCGGCAAGCAAGCCATGATCGAATGGGACTTCACCGGCATCTGGGAGACTCCTACGGACGTTACTCTGATCGCACCGACGTACCCGACGGTCGCACCGCTCCGATACGCTTCCGGTGTAACGACGTTCAATTCGGTCGCCTTGCAATGCCAGAACGTAACTTTGGACTCTGGGAACACGGTCTATCTTCGAGAAGGCACTGCCGCAAACAACATCAGCGGCTACCTGTCGGCGGTCGTCACCAACAGGAGACCGCTCGTCACCTGCAACCCGGAAGCAAAGCTAATCGGAACCCAAGACCGCTATCTGTTCTTCCGGGACTCGACCCCCTACGTCCTGACTTTCGAAATCGCTGGACCGACCAGCTCGAAGATTGTCGTCTCTGCACCAGTGGCGACGATCGAAAACATTCAGGGAGCGGATCGCGAATCGCTGATTACCGACGAGCTGACGTTCCTATGCGGCCAGAACGGATCGACTCCTGATCAAGAAGTATCGATCGTCTTCACGCCGTAATTTTCCACAACTGCAAACGAGGAGGATGTATGCCGAAGTTTCTTGAGCCTGGCGTTTTGTTCGGGATTGTCCTGGACAGCGACGCATCAAAACCGAAAGACGAGCAACCGACATTCCTGGTCGCTTCGCTCAGCATGCGAGGTCAAACGCAACTTGAATCCGACATGGAGGAGAGCCTGAAACATGATACCGCCGACGCGATCTTCGGAGCTACCTGCGATCTGCTCGCTAAGCACGTTCGCGGGTGGCGAAACATGGGCGAATACAAATTCGGCGAGTCCGACTTTCGCGACTTCCTTTCCCACGGAGAAGCTCGCGAACTGCTCCGAAAGATTCTGGCAAACCAGCACGTCGAGCCAGACGAAAAAAAAGATTGAGGGTAGCCGCGGCGATCCGCCGTGGCCGCCTGTGCGGATCGTGTACCAGTAAGTGCCGCGATCTAGGAACCGAGAGCCAACCGATAGAAATCGAATGCCCGAGCTGTCATGGTTCGGGATGCCGCCACTGCAAGGACGGAAACGTGACCATCACCGGATGCCCGAGCGAATACTGCCGATCCATGTCGAGTGCCGTTCGGCTATTTGAGCTGTTCGAGAAGGGAATCCTCCCGGTCGCAGGTGGTGCTCTTGACCAGTCCGCCTGGTTCCTCGCTGCCGAGCGTCAGTTTCGGATCGACGACGCCACCATGAAGGCGGAGGCATCAAATGTCTGAAGCCGTCGAAGTCATCATCTCCGCTGACGACCAGGCATCGAAGAAGTTTGCCCAGGTTGCCGCGAACGCCGAAAAGGAACTCGGCCGCGTCAAGGACGTAGGGAAGAATCTCAAGGGGGCTTCCGCCTTCGGTAGCGTCATCGCAAACATGCTTGGCGGAACCGAGATCGGCGGTGCATTCAACAAGGTCGGAGAGTTGACCGAGAAGGTCAACCAGTTCGGCGAAGTCTCCAAGATGGGCAAGGCCGGTGCTCTTGCGTTCAAGGCCGGCCTCGTCGGGCTCGCTGCCGTAGCTGGTTTCCAGCTTGGCCAAGCACTTGGAAACTTGATTTTCGACACGGCAAAATTTGAACGCCAGCTAGAGAAGGCACGCGAGAAAGCGAAGTCGCTCGATGCCGAATTGCGGAACATGGCGTCCGCTCGAATGAGCCGCGATGTTGCCGACCTGGAACTGATCCGAGATCCAGAGAAAAAGACTGCGGCCATCCAACGGATGATGGAGATCACGCAGAAAAACATTGCTGGCACCGAAAGCAAAATCAAGGCAAGCGAAAAGTCGGTAGACGCCTGGGCCGCTGCCTGGAAGATTACTGGCGAACGCAAGGGCGAAGAGCAACGGGTCAAGGATCAGCTTGAGTCCGAAAAGCAGATGTTGGAAACGTACAAGCAGCAACGCCAGCAACTGCAGCAACTTGCCGACGACAAAGAACGAGCCGCAAAACTCGCTGCAATCCAGGACGCGGAAAAGCTTGCTCAGCAGTTCGACACCATGCTGACCGGCCTTAACGAGCAAACCATTGCACTTACCGAAGGCGAATCCGCTGCCGAGCGATACCGCCTGAAGACGATGGGCATGTCCGATGCCATGATCTCCTGGATAGTCGGAACTCGCGAAGCCAACGACGCATTGAAGGCCGCACAAGCCGAGCAAGAGAAAGCAGCACAGTCAGCACAGAAAGCCTCCGACGCTTTCAGCAGTGCGGCCGTGAACGTTCAGAAGCAACGCATCGAACTCGAAGAAGGCGTCGAAGCCGCTCGCAAGTTTGAACTCGTCCAGCAAGGCATGTCTGACGCGATGGCCGAACGTGTCGCCGAAGAAGAGGCCATGAACGAGGAACGAAAGAGACAGGCTCAGGAAGAAAAAGACCTGATCAAGAAAGAGGAAGACGACCGAGCCAACCTAAAAAAGATGGTCGAGGAAGAGACCGAAGCACTTCGGCTAAAGCGTATCGAACTCGAAAAAGGCGTCGATGCTGCCGAGCGTGAACGACTGCTCAAGCGTGGCGTCGATGCTGCCGATGCCGACCGCATCGTGGCCGAAAAGAAAGCACTTCGCGAACTTGAAGAACAGCAACGCAAAGAGCAACAGGAAAAGGACAAGACCAAGCAGGACGCGGG